ATTGCCATTTGACAATAATGAATTGCTTTTTCTAAATCTTGCTTTTGATTCTTCTGCTTGTGCCTGCATAAATATTTAATCGCATTACCTTCAGCAAACGGGAGATTATTTTTATTTATAAATTCTGATGGTTGAATAACCATAGATTTGTAATGGGTTCCACCCACCTGTCTTTTATATATATCTTTCATATTATAAATCCTTTATCTGGTCTTTTAGGTTCTATGATATGCAGGTTTTCTTTTGTTCTTGTTGCACCTACATAATATAGTCTATTCTCATCATCAGGATTCTTTTCGTACGTACTCATAGTTGTTCTTGTTTGATCAGTTAATAATACAACGTTTTGACATTCACCGCCTTTAGCAGCATGAATCGTAGATAATTTTATTCTTGGTGGTTTATTTAATTTTTCTCCATTCTTTCTCATTTTTCTTAAATATTTTACCCGTTGTTGACCGGCATCATTGAAAGCTTCAAACCAAACTTTATTAGTTTTTAATCCGTGGTCCTTGGTCAATAGGTCAATACCATAGTATGAGTCTTTCACCATTCCTTTTAATTTATTCTTTTCTGCGTGTTCAGTATTCATATAACCATAAATCTTTTCAACTTGTTTATAAGACAATAGTTGTCCTTGTCTTAAGTGCTCCCAATCAGTAACCGCTTCTTGCATATCTTTCTCGTAATTTTTTTTATATTTATTTTCATAATATAACCCCTTACGATATAAAGTATCCTCTATTTCTTTTAACATGTATTTAGTACGAGCTAGTACTAACCATTCACCTGATGACATATTAATTGAATCTACATCAAAATATCTATGTAAACCTCCTTCATTAGTTTTAGGTTTCCAATTTTTATTTATTCTATTTCTAATTCTATTTATTATACCCATAGCAAGCCTATGTACTTTCATTGGTATTCTATGTGATTGGATAAGTGGAAGATTGATCATTTGATCTTGTAAAGCTATAAAAGAATTTACATCAGCACCAGCCCATTTAAAAATAGCCTGATCATCATCCCCTGCAATAAAAGTATCATCTGCTTTATCCCAGATAGTTTTTGTCATGTCCCATTGCATTAAAGATAAATCTTGTGCTTCATCTATAAACACAACATCAAATTTTGGAGACTTATCTGATTTTATAAAATTTAAAATCATGTCGTTGTAATCTATTAAGTTATATTCTTTTTTATATCTTTCTATTTCATGAGATATAATAGTAAGTTTATTTCTTTCTAGATCTTGAGTATGTTCTTGAAGTTCATATTGTTTGTCTGGAGTTATGTTTCTAAGTTTCGCTAAATTAATTATTTGTAAGTATTCACTATCAGAAGTGAATATACCTTGATCCTCTTGGTGTTCGGCATAACTAACTGGAAATCCTAGTTTTTTTCCTAGATCTTTATAATGTCTTGGTTGCATCACTTGATCTTTTTTTAATCCTAATTTTCTAAATGCTAGTGAGTGCAGTGTTCTAAAATATGGAAGATCATCCTCAGTTAAATTAAATTTTTTAATTGCTCTATCTCTAGCTTCATTAGCGGCTTTTTTTGTAAAGGCAAAATAACCCACTTTATCTGGATCAGTTCCTTTTAAATAATCATCTACTTTATTTAAAAGTGTATGAGTCTTTCCCGTACCTGGTGGTCCTAATACTATTGTTTTCATTAAAATACATCCTTCGGTTTTAATTCTTTTTGAGGATATTCTTCTTCTTTTTTATCAAATTGTTTCACCATAAATACTGAAATCCTATCTTTCCCAATTCTCTTGTCTTCACAATTACATACTTCTTTTAACATTTGTGCAGTTCTAGAATAATTTACATCCCATCTCTGTCTAATTAAGAATTGATTATAAAATTTACTAAATATAAAGTGATGATAACCATCATCTGTCCATACACCACCCAATTTAAGATCACTTATTTCAGTTCCAATATGTCTATTTAAACAAAACTCTTCTAAATGATTCTGTAATTGATCTGTTGTTGCTACACCTTCAGGTGGATCTATTGGTTCGTGATTCTTCATTAATGGGTTAATTATATTTATCCAATCTTTCGGTTTAATTGTTGGAGGCATAAAATCTAACTGTTCCATAACAGCTTCTTGAAACAAACCTTGTTGTTTTAAATATTTAACATTTTCTAAGTGTAGTCGTTCTCCATCTACATTAAGATAATAATATGGTTTTTCTAATTTAATTTTTTGTAAATCTGTTAGAGCTGGAAATACAATCTCTTCTCCTATTCCAAATTTTCTACTTCTACATAATTTTTTATCACATAAATTACACATAGGAACATCGTTACATTTATATCCCCAATCTTTTTTAGAATGTTGATTTTTTATTACATCTAATTCATTTTCAGTTAATGGTTTTTCTGTTGCATCCGCATTAAACATAGTTAATTTTGTCTTCCATTCTGATGGCCATTTCTTTTTAGCATACACACCAAAATGAAACATCGCATTGTTGCGTCCACCATTTTCTGGAATTTTATTTATAGCCATTAGTTCTATGCACGGAGGCCCATCAGAAAATTCTGATTGAGGCCTCTGTACTTTTATGGAACCAACATCTAGTTGTTTTACATTATTATAGATTCCATAAAATTCTTCTAAAGATGCTGCTGCTCCATCTTCTTTAAATGCATATCTTGTTCCGTCATCCCCATTAAAGTATGGTAAGTTTAAAAAGTTTCCTGTATCGTCTTGTGATTTTAATTTGATTTGTTTTGGAAAGACTTCTGATCCGCCGTATCCTAGTAGTGTCTTTATTTCTGTAAGCTTGTCTCTCATTCTTTCTGCGTCGACGGGCTTCTCTGAGAAGAGAAACACATGAGCGCCGCCGCTCTTTGATCTACATACTACCAAAGGTAGTTTAAATTGTTTTATTTTTTCTATTAATTTTTTATGATCGAATCCTGCATATGAATCTATATCTACACATCCCCATACACATTGATTCTCTTCGTTGATTGGAATAATTCCTAAACTTTGTGTCCCCTGTAAATGTTTTGTCCAAAGTTCATCTGTAACTTGTTCTCGTACTACAAAAGATTGTCCTTTAACTTTTTCTCCGTTGTTATTACTTGGACCAACTTTAGTACACCCATGTGCTCTTTCTAAGCCTTTAAATATATTTTTAAATTTATCTATACTCATTTCATTATTTACCTTTCATACTCATGTTTTGTCTTGGGCGTTTCCACGCTTGCTTCCACGCCCAATCCTAGGAATCTAACTTACGTTAGATGATTAATATGGAGAATCTGTTTTTGATTCTTCAGATCCATGTTTAACTTTCACTAAACCCTTGCTGTTTTTCTCAGCAAAATTTTTAGCAATTGCGTAAACACCTTTATCTGAAACGGGTCCAACTTTAGACACATCCCATCCAAACCATGTTCCTTTGTCATTAGACATTTGAACAGTTTTTAGATTATAAATGTGGCTATATGTTGGCGGTGTGAACATGCCATTCTTACCTTGAAGTTTAAGACCCATCATAATTGAATTCCATTTTCTACTAATTTTTAATTGAGTAGCTTTCATAGAAATCAAAGCTGTTGATGGACTTTTACCCATAAGAATTACAAAGTGATTAGCCGTATTTTCCAGATAATTACCGTTTGGTAATCTATCCTTCCAAGATTTATCGCGAGTAGTTGTACTCACAATATCACTATCTGCACTATGTATTGCAACAGGAGCACCACTGCTAGTAGTACCTCTATCCTGCCATTCGACATATTGTCTTTCATAATGGACTGGTATAACATTTATACCTTTTGCCCCATCATGAAGTTCCTTAGTCACACTATTAACAATCATTCCAGGTTCTGCACCATTAATAAACTTAGAATTTTGTTTATTAACTTCAGGAGATAATTGTCCCAAAACTTTCAGAAATGGTAACGCAAGATCTTCTTGTGTTATATTCTGAGAGCCCGCATTTGCGTCAGCTTCGAAAAGATTCGTAGCCAAAGCACCTGCTTCTTCTTTTTTTTGTACTTGGTTCATGTTTATTGTTTCCTTTTTATTGTTGTTTTATTTCCAACAAATATGTTGAAAAGTTCCG